GTTCATAATCTCTTCAATTAGTTCCTCTGCTCCCTCCTCAACTTGATCCTGAATCATTTCTTCTAGACGTTCCATGTCTATGTTTTTAAACTCTTCTTCCATTTTGTTTATTAGACTTTCCAATCCCTCTTGGTTTTGTTTATTAAACAAACCAAATGTTTTTCTCGAAGGAATTTTTCCACCGTGATCGTCTAGGTCTTTTTGTTGATTATAAGACTGAACAACATCGGGACTCGGAACAAAGATTCCAAGAATGAAGTCTTTTTCTAATTTAACTGTATTTACTGTCGTTGATTTTAACCAATCTACAAGGATCATAGTTTCGTGCTTCCGACCAACCGCATCGATAAAATGCATGTACTTAATTTCCATTGGTCTATTTACACGAATGTGGGACTTTGAGTTCTCAATAAGTTCTGCAACAACACTGTCGCCGCTTCGTAACTTAAGGACTTTGTAATTATTAGACATGTGAATCCTCCTTCAGATTGATTCTGATTATTTTGTGTTCAAAACCTTCGCCTTCGTAGATCTTGAGTCGATCTTCAAAGTGACGAAGGGTATGATTTTTGTATTTTTTCCAAGACAGGTCATCTGCAAGGTCATAGAGTTTTGCGACATCTTTATGCTCCGACTTTCTCAACTGACGACCGATGCTCTGCAATACACGAATCCTGCTCTTGGATGGTGAAGCGAACACAATATTATGTAGTCTTTTGATGGAGACACCGGTGCTAAATGTACCATATGATGCTATAATGATTGCGTCCTCTACTTTTTCAGCAATACGCCTAACCTCTTCTCGTAAATCTGCCTCGACCTTACCGTGTATGAAGAAAACTCTCTTATCAGGATTTCTTTCCTCCATCATCTTGTGTAGTTGTTTGCCGTGTTTTTCTACGAACTGAAATAATACGAGGGTATTGCCCTTAAGGTTCGAGGAAAGATCACAGATAAACTTGTTCCGTTCTTGGTTCTGTACGATGAAGTCAATTTCATCTTGATATGTGCTTCGCTTCATCTCATTGCGAACCGTTTCGCTATGTCTTAACAGTATACCATCTATCTTCAACTCTGACAAGAGTTTTCTTTCCATCAGCGTTTTTGTTTTTGTGACCTGATGCACAGGACCAAACAACCCTTCAATGACCAGTTTATGTGTAAGAGAACCATCCAATGTGCCAGTGGTTCCTATGCGAACTGGGCAGTCCTCTAGTTTAGTCATTATACCAGTGAGAGACTTTGCTTTGAAGAGGTGACACTCATCACCAAATACTGCTGCGAACTTATCAAAGTATTCCTTTGGTTGTTTATGGATACTCTGCCATGTTGAAATGATTACCCTTCTTTTGATATCATCTTTAGGAACACCCGCCATAACTTTGTGACAATTTTTATCTACATGCCACGACGAGATCTTGGAGTAGTCCGAAAAGTCGGAGTACAACTGCGAAACCAGACTGGTGGTCGGAACGATGATCAGAATCTTTCTGTTATTTTCTATTTTATCCAAATGGTAACGCATAAGAGCGTAAATGATTAGACTCTTGCCTGAACCAGTAGGAGACACCAGCAACGCTCTGTCGTCCCGTAGAGCGTGCGTGACGGCGTTCACCTGATGTTCATGGGGTTGGATAGGTTTGTCACCAATAGACAGTGTTAAATGATCTTCCATATAGGATCGAACACTGTCTGTAGTGAATGAATGCGGTTTTCTTGGTTCTGCCTCTACTTTGTATCCACGCTCAGTTGCAAAGCGATGAACATACTTCTCAAGACCCGCATAGATCTGTTGAGAAAACATGTTGTAGAGTTTGATTTGTCCATCCCATATTCGTTTTCTGTACGCAGGCATATAGGCGTGACCGGGGACTTTGAATGTAAAGTAATCAGAGAGTTCTTTTGCGATACTACGTTCACATCGAACCCTAACATTTACCGTATCAACATTCTCTATTAAAAGGTCACTCATCCCTATATTTAGGGATTATTGTCCGCCTAAGAACTTTTTCCAATCAATGGCATTGCGGATCTTATTGTGTCTGTATGTGACTTCCTTGACGGTAGCATCTAAGTACGCACATATTTCTTTATAATAACGAACCTGCTCCTGTAGAGCAATTAGGTCATCATCACCGTCCATATAAATGGCGATATCTTGCTTCAGGATTTTAAGATCAAATGGTTCCCAACCCATATGTTCGAGAACTTCAGCGTCCATTTTTCCTGTATAGTATTCCCACTTGAGACGACGCAATCGATTGAACTCATTCTGTTTTCTTTCCAGAATCAGTTTTGTGTCTAAGTAGATATTCAGATATTTGTTATGTAACTGGGGGAGTCGTAGAGATTCCGCATCCAGTTGAGTTTCGTCGATTTCACAGTCTTGCAGAACCATCTGCTTTATTTTATCAAAGTTCATAACCACTCACATTAAAGAGATATTTATTTTCACCACTCCGTATGGGAGAAACGATTGAGTTTGAGGCGATGGATATCCTAGTCTGATTTCCAGTGTATGGTGTGATGGCATGTCGGATACCACCGGGGAAGACAACAATATCTCCCTCTTCTATTTCAATTTCTTTCGACATCCTGCACCCAGAATCGACTCCTATATTACTCAACATCTCAAACTGCATGATGTCATTATAGCGTTTATGGATGGGATTTTCAAGAGAGAAAAGTCCTCCTGTCCCTTTTTCGTATTGGAGGTAGTAAACTGAACACACGGGAGACATGTAGTGAGTATGATACCTCATGGGGTGTTGTTCTTTATTGATATCATTCGGTTTTGTGTGGACTGCCCATGACTGGGTTATGTCTAAGTTATCAATATATCTACCAGAGAGAACAATTTTATAGAAATGATCATAACAAGACATAAAAGCAGAGCGTAAATCATTAACACATGAAATGTCTCGTTTCAGAAAAGATTGTCTTTTATTCGTTTGCTCAAACTGTTCCATGTCTTTTGGATCAGTAAGAACTTCTTTTTGCGTCTCTTCTATGAGACCTTGTTTATTTTTTTCATGGTTATTGTAGTGATACACATAGCAATCGAAACCAAAAACGTCCTCAACTGATTTAACAGTGATAGAATCGTCGTTGTGTATAAAACCAGTTTCGGGATCTCTACAATATGGTAGTAATTCATCATCATCAAACAAATTAAAAAACTCATCCAATGATGTGGGGAGGACTTCGATATTTTTGTCCAATATTGTTGGTATCAAATCACGAAGAACCACCGTGTACTTTTTATTTTTAACGGTTACTGTTGTTCTGCCAAGCAGATTATCTAAATCTCTAAAGTTTATCATAATGTAGTCCTAATACTTCTTCCCTTTTCCTTCGTTGACACTCAGAGTCTACACAAGGTTTTGGTCAAGTCAAGAGAAAAAGATCAGATTTTTCTAACTTCGTAGTAGTCGTAGGCGAAAGTCGCTGTAGATTCAAAAGGAGTCAGTTCAGTGACGCTACTATCAAACTGAAACCCAGAAATTCTTATGGGGAACATGTTCTTGAATGTGACCTCCACATTTGGTTGCATCGCACTGTTTGTAATAATAAGAGTGCCATCGCAGAAATGATCTTTAGTGTTTGGATCAATATCAAAATGAGAATCTACAACACTCGTTCGTTTTATCCAGTCAGAGATTTCCCTCCAGTTACCCATATCCTCATCTACCAAGAATGAAATATCTAGATTTTGAAAACCAAGTTTGCTGGCAGGATGTTTGATCTGAGCAAATCGGTTATCTTGAATCAAAGCAGAATCATATCCAAAATCAGGAAGTGATGCTTTGGTTGTAAAATATGTCATCTTTGGTAGAGCAGTGATGATAAACTGAAAGTAGGGTGGATAGATGTAATTTTGTGATGATGGTTGACGATCAAGCACAGACTCTCTTGCTGCACTTTCTCTACCAGATGTCATCCCAGCGATAAAGTTACTGCCTTCAAATGGATTTTGTCTTTTTGGAGGTGTTGCCATACAAGTATGTATAAAAGAAACAGGGGGTTCCCGAAGGAACCCCCTGATCTTCATGACTTGTTAGTCAGAATCAATATGCGGAGACCGCACCGTGGAGTTTATCTACACGGAAGATTCTGTAGTATTGGTTCTCACGAATAGCACCGTCCGCCGAAGGATCGGGTTGCGAAACGAATGGGTTGTTGACCAACCCGTAACGAGTCTTGAATCCGATCTTGGGTTGGAACGAGTTCTCACCAACCGCACGAACCATCTGAAGTGGAACGTATGGGCAGTAGAACATACCAGCATCGTATGGCGAAGATCCACGGTAACCTACGCAGCAGTAGTCTTTACCGACCTGTGAGTAGGGATCAACGAAGACCTTAATGTTGCCATTAAGAGTACCAACGAAGGTGTTTGCAGTATCATCAGCGAAACCGGGAACCTGTGGGGTTGGGGTTAGGTTGAGGAAACCACTCATTGCGAGAGCAGAAGCAACGTCGGAAGTAGTGATAAGAATGTTACCCTTACCGCGACGAGTTTCCTTAGCAATGGTGTTTGCTTCACGCTCGATCTGATAGACAAGACCACGGAAGCGTTCTGCGGACCAACGACCATCAGAGTCTGCCTCTAGGTCGTAGACACCACCGACACCAAGACCAGAACCGGTATTGGCAGCAAGACCGTCATTCAGATAAGTACCTGAAAGACCAGCACTCATAGCATCAGCACCAATAGCATTGAGTGCTTCGGTAGTTGTACCAGCACCCTTGTGTGCGAGGTCAGGTTGCTGTGCGCCGAGTTTAGCACCCTTATAGATGGTGCGGATAACTTCGCGGTTGATCTCGGAAAGAATCTCGGTGGAGAGAATGTTAGCGAGTTCAGTTTCAGCATCAAGACCGTGAACTGCCTTGAGATCCTGAGCGAGTTCAGTGGTGTACTCTGCCTTGAGGGCGCGGGTACGAGCAGTAACCGACTGACGGTCGATTACGAATGCCATTTCACTGAATGGGTTAGCGTCACTATCACCAAGTGCTTCACCTAGTGCGGTAGACATACCAGCCGTAGTTGCCAGCAAAGTTGGTGCTGTCAACGATAAGTAGTGGGTCCGAGGTAGCAGGGTTGCTCTGCGAGTTGCCGGGACCATAAGCAGTAGCACCAAAAGAGGTATCTGCTTCGTTGAAGAGTGCTTCGTTTCCGGTCTGTGAGAGGTACTTCGCCTTCATGGCAAAGATGAGTCCGGTGGGAGCGTTCATTGGTTGAACACCACAGACATCATATGCCATTAGGTTTGGCATCGCACGACGGACGAGCGAGATGAGAACGGGATCAAATGCGTTAACAGTGTTGAAGGTGTTCTCAGTTCCGGTTGCAAGACCCGAGTTGGTGGGTGCTGCTTCCTTGAGATACTGCTCTTGGTTCTCTAAGAGAATGGCAGTGACGTTTTTCCTATAATCATCAGAAATTGAGGGCATGTCGGCATGTTCGATAACAGGTGCCCACTTAGTTCTGAGTTGTTCGGTAACAAATTGCTTTTCCATTTTTGAATTCTCCTTTGAATTAATTTGGAATACTTTAGATAATTTACCGGGTATCAACCCTTAAAGTTCGTCTGCTTTTCTACGTTGGCAGACCGTGTTAACATATCAGAGTAGAACTTCATAGAACCTTCTAGTGAGGGGGCGTGTACCTCTTCTGCCGATTCGTTGATTGTGTCACCCACAATTTCATTGGCAAGTTCGTTTGTTTCTGAGACATCATTAAAGTAGTTTTCTCGGAGGACAGTTAGTTTATCTCTAAACTGATCCTCTGAATCGTATTCTAGTCCTTCAGCAAGGGACTGTAGTTTTTCGCTTTCTGCATCGGTAAGA